GGGCGTCTAGTCCCAATCATCACCGCAGATGAAATGTGTAGGTCATTCTACACCTCCTTCTAGACAAAACTTCTACTTCGTGATCTTTCTTCTTCTAGTTTCTTTACTTTCCTATTGGTCGAATTGCTGTAGTAGATTTTATTTAAAGACCCAGTAACCGGATATTTAATGGTTGTAGATATTCGGATTAGACAACCTTCAATTATCAAGAACTTATAGCTCAACTTACCCAAAATTATCGAGACGTCCAAGCGGCTCCTACAGGATCAGCAAACATGATGCCCACCGCGGGCGAACCTGATTCTGCTCTAGAGAGACCAGTAGGACTTACAACCTTTGTAGATGCCGAGGATGCTCGCGCAGATTCCCATGTAGCTTCCCTTACCACAGACTCTGACAAATTAATGTCAATTAGTCATGCAGCGGAAGATATCAAGGAAGTCTTGTGCAGACCCGCATTTATGAACAATATCACCTGGTCCTCCTCAAACGCAGCCAATTCGATCCTGGCCTACTACGACTTGCCACAGGCTTTACCAGCCTATTCAGCGATTAAGAAGTGCAAACTTCAGTATAATCAATTTATGCAAGCCGATGTAGTTTTTAGGATTGAAGCCGCGCCAATTCAGTTTCAATCAGGCAGACTTTATGTTTGTTTCGAACCGTACAGAGGTGAGAGAGGTTCTCGAATTTCAATAGGCTATCCCCAGTCGTACACAGCTCTGCAAGGAGTAATTTACGATCCAGCAAAACCAAGCCCAGTGGAATTTAGAATCCCTTTCGCTTCTCTTTTAGCAGCATATGACCTCCCAATAGGACAATATGGTTGTGGGCAACTACTACTATATGTTCTATCTCCTCTCAATTCCTCAGCCTCGACCTCATCTGTCACTCTGTCTATCCAAGCCTGGTTAGAGAACGTAAAACTCAATGTTCCTACCCAGGCCCTTGCTCTCACTGGAAATCTTACCGTGGCAGCTCGGTCTTCGTCAGAACGAACTCATGGTGAGCCCCAGAAATTTCAATCTAATGAACAAGCCTTAGCCCAGCGACACCGGTTTTCCCGGGCAGCGGACCGCGTTTCAGCGGTGGCTTCGTTCTTAGGTAACTTTCCTCTTCTCTCAGCCGTGGCTTCCCCAGTAGCAGCTTTTGCTAAAGGGGTATCCAAGGCGGCAGCAGCATTCGGGTTTTCGAAACCTTTGGATGCTTCTGCCCCCACCAAAATTGTCTCCCACAATCGAGCAGCCTGGGCCAATGCTGATGGAGCTCTACCTGCCGTTTCTTTAACGCAGGCGAGTGATTATGCATTGGACCAGACTGGTCGATACTTCCCAGCCCCAGTGGATGAAATGGACATTTCCTACATAACATCAAAGCCGGCCATGCTTAATGCGTGGTCGTGGTCTACTACTGATACCGTAGGTAAAGTTGTCACTATCATCCCTGTTCACCCCGGACTATGCAACCAGATCTCTGGTGCAGAAACCCAATCCTTTGGAGTTTACGCTCCCACTCCTACTGCCTACGTAGCGTCCATGTTTAAATATTGGGCGGGATCGCTCAAATACAAGCTCGACGCCGTAGCAACTCCTTTTCATGCCGGTAGGCTATTGGTAGCTTACCTTCCTGATTATGATCCTTCCCAAACCTTGTCCATTAACGAAATAGGTAACAACTATTCGGTTCTATGGGATATCACAGATTCGTCAACTCTCGAATTTGAGATCCCTTACCTGGGTAACACCCCATACCTAAATTGTTATTTGGACGACCAATCCTATTCCTCCCTGATTGAAGCCGGAGCCACTTCGGCCAACATTGCAAGAATTAGATCCATTCAGAATGGAGCTCTCATTGTATTTGTACTCAATCAGCTTGTTGCACCTACCTCCACTGCCACCACTATTCCAGTACAGAACTGGATATCTGGCGGCAGAGACCTCACCTTTATCGAACCTGTGTTCGGTATTTATTCCCCCTCCACGGACAATGTAGTTCGACAGGACAACACCGGTTATTTGTATGACGGCGTTGCCATGACTGCACCAGCCACAGGAGTTAATCCCACGCGAATGTTCGAGTTTGAGGACGAGGATGAAGTTGATTGTGAACGTCAAGAGTTCCAGTCTTCTTCATTGGCAGCAACTTTAGGAGTAACGGATACTCCGGCAGCACCGACAAAATCGGACGCTAAAGCGTACGCTAAACCGGAGTCCCGATCTGCTACTACCACAGCCCCCTCGGCTGCAGCAAAATCCAATGCTCCTACCAACATC